ATAGAACAAAACAGAGCGCAAGAAATCTTGCTACTGGACTTGGTAGAAGTGCTAAGAGTCTTGTTGGTAAGACAGCGCGTAGGGTTGCTTCTGGCGCTGAAGTGTTGCATCTAGACTTGGTGAAGACTATGACATTTACGATGTAATCCTTGAGTATCTAATTAATGAAGGATATGCTGATACTTATGAAGCAGCAGAAAGTATTATGGTGAATATGAGTGAAGAATGGAGAGGAAGTATTGTTGAAGGATTCGAAAGAATGAATCGTGGAAAAATTGAACGACAGGCACAAAGACTTGGTGGTGATAAAGCAACTACTCTTCGTAGTCTTGCCAATACTATGGATACTCCCGAATGGCGTAAGCATTCGACATCACAAGCAAGAAAAAATAGAGCAGGTGGATCTGGAAGTCAATATAGAAAAGGTAAAGAACTTCAAGCAAGAGATGATGCACAAGCAGACATCAAAAAATATGGACTTCATTGATCGAAAATACGTAAATTAAAGTGGATGGAAATGAAAACCTATCATCAGTTCTCTGAGGACATAGAACAACGTCGTAAAGAGTTAAGACGAAGACAAGAATATCAAATGCAAAGATTCAAAGAGAAATCTATGTCTTATGTAGATTCTAAAAGAAAGAAGGAGTTGAAGGATGCTGATAGAAGAGAAATAATTGATGCGACTAAAAAGGAACTGCAAAGTGAAAACTAAATAAAAGTATATCAAAACATAATATGAAAAGTTTTTTCCAATTTCTATCTGAGGCAACTCAATCGCAAGCAGCAATGCAAGCGAAAAAACTTGGATATACTGGAGACGGTCACGGCGGATGGATTGATCGTTCCGGTAAAATTGTAGCAAGAACTGAAAAGGGAAAACTTAAGTTTACTGGTAGAAGAACTCCAAAAGGTGCCGAAGAACCAACAGGGGAAAGAAAGGTATCACCGAAATCTCAAATACAAGGAACCCCAAGAGTACAGGCACAACCCACTCCTCAACCACCAGAGAAACTACAACAATCATCACTAGAACAACCAGAAGAAGATGGTCCTGTTCTGACTATTGTCTTTGGTCGTTTTAATCCACCAACAGTAGGTCATCAAAAACTTTTAAGTGCAGCAAAAATAGCATCTACAGGTGGAGATCTTAAGATTTATCCATCAAGAACACAAGACCCTAAAAAGAATCCACTTGACCCTGATATGAAGGTTTCTTTTATGAAAAAAATATTTCCCGATTTTGAGGAAAATATTATTAACGATTCTGATATGAAAACAATTTTTGATGTTCTTATTAATGCAAATGAAGAAGGATATTCAAATGTGAATATTGTTGTTGGATCAGATCGTCAGGCAGAGTTTGAGAATCTTGCACAAAAGTATAATGGAGACCTTTATAACTTTGATTTAATTCATGTGATTTCTGCAGGAATAAGAGATGCTGATGCTGCTGGAGTAGAAGGAATGTCTGCATCTAAAATGAGAAAGGCAGTTTTAGATGATGATTTTGAGTCTTTTCGTAGAGGAACTCCAAAGACACTAGATGATGGAGAACGCAAAGTCTTTTTAATGCAGTTCGTCAAGGAATGGGTATAAAGAGTTCAAAGGTTAAAAAGGAATCATATTGTCTCTGGGAGATTGCTCCAAAGTACGATATGAGAAATCTTCGTGAAAATTATGTAAAAGAAAAAATCTATAAACTTGGTGATATTGTAGAGAACTTAAATACTGGTCTGGTTGGTAAAATTACTCGTAGAGGTACCAATCATTTGATTTGTGTTACCGAACAGGACTATATGTTTAAGTCCTGGATAAAGGATGTAATGGAATATACAGAAACAAAAATGAGCAGAAAGCAAAGACTTCCAGGAAAACCAAATACTCTTGTCGGCACCTCTGGGTATTTTAAGTATGTTGCAGATATGACTCCGGGATTTGAAAAAGGTGATAAGACAAATCTACAACACGGAGCAAAACCTTATAAAGGTTATAGTAATGTAAAAGAATTCATAAATAAATATAGGAAAATAAAAGAAAGCACTTATTCTAATGTCTCATAATATTCTTAACGATATTTCAAAGGTTTATTTGGAGCAGGTTGCCGTTGATGAGGGCAAAGTAGAACTCAAGCAAAGAAACAAAAATGAGATGCAACGCAAGGCAGGAAACCTTGGTCGTGAAGTAGTTTCTACTCCTAAAACTAAAAAGTATGCAGCAAAGAGAGATGCTGCTATGAATAGAATGGTAAAACTTGTATCTACAATTGCTAGTGATGATGAGAGAAAAAGATTTGATAGGATGCCCACCAGAGAAGAGTTTGTTGATGAAGCAAAGAAAAAACCAATGGTAAAGGTTTCGGTTCCACCAGAAAAACTTGGATATACAATTGCTGATATTGGACCTGGTGGAAAAGAGTATAATGTAAAAACTTATGGTTCTATGAAGAAAGAAGCACTAGACCCTGTAGGTCAAGAAGATGCTGATATTGATAATGATGGTGATACCGATAAGTCAGATAAGTATCTTCACAATCGTCGCAAAGTAGTTGGTAAGGCAATCTCAAAGAAGAAAGTAAAGGAAGGTTTCTCAAACTGGAGAAATGACCTTGCCGAAGTAATGGATGATATTGAGGCAGCAAAAAAAGTTGAAGAAAAAAAAAATATAAAAAACAAAATCACGATTAATCCAACAATCAAAGATTCTGTAGAAAATCTTGGTGGAACTTTGCTTGAAATTGTTGAACTTGATGAGTTGGATTATATTGTTGAAAATGTTTATACTGAACTTTTGGATGATGGATATGATGAGGATGAAATTGAAGAGGCACTTGAATATGCTCTAACAGAAGCAAAGGTTACTTTTGGACACGATACTCCGACCACAGAAAAGAAAAAGCAAGGACTTTTAGGAACAGCAAAAAAATATCTTTCTAACCTTAAGAAGTCGGCAAAACAAGCAGTCGCAACAGGAGCAAGAAAAGTTGCAAAGGGTGCTCTAGGTGTTGCTCGTAAAATTGAAGGTGGAGACACTACTCCAAGTCCTGCACAGACAAAACCCAGATCTGCATCAACATATCGTGGTGCAGGTGCAGGAACCAAGGAAAGAGTAAGTAGTGGTTCTTATACCCCACCCACTCAAAAGAAGGCAAAACCAGCACCAAAACCAGCACCAAAACCAGCACCAAAACCAGCACCAAAAGCAAAGGCAAAACCAGCACCAAAAAGAAAAAGATCTAAACTTGACGATCTGATTGGTTCTATTCAGAATGAGCAAATGCAGATTGATGAAAAATCACTAAGCAAAGCCCAACAACGTTTTATGGGTATGGTTTATGCAACAAAGAGTGGTGAAATGAAAGCACCATCACCAGAAGTTGCATCTGCTGCTGCAGGAATGACTACGAAACAAGCAAAGGATTTTGCAAAGACCAAGCATAAAGGACTTCCAGAAAAGAAAGTTTCGGAACAAATGCTTCCTGAACCCACCACAGAACCAGTAAATTCTATGGTAGATAAAAAAACAGAACTTCTGGACAAGTCTAAGATTGCTAACCTGAAAATGATTCAGCAAAAAAAGCAACAAATTGATCGTCAAAAACTTCAAATGCAGAAGTCTGGAAAACTTCCTTTAGAAGCATCTTATCAACCAAAAGGTGAGCAGATTTTTGAAGTAGAACGACAAGATAATACAAAAATGTTTGTTGATAGAGTAAATGCAATGAACACTCCTGCGTTTGAAAAGGGGTGGAAAAATTCTCCCAGTAATCCTAATAGTCCTAACTATGACCCTAAAAAAGTTATGCATCCCAAAAAATAGTTAAAATTTGGTAAAATCTCTAAATAGAATTGTTGTAATAGGATTTTTAAAATGGCAAATCTAGTAAATTTAATCAAACCAATTTTGTTTCAGTTTCTCAATTCCTGCCAGGTAAAAAAACTGGTTGTAGATTTGATTGACCGTTATGTAAAGACCACTGACAATGACATTGATAATGTAATTGCCTCTACCGTAAGAGTTGCTCTTCTGAAGAACTGTAAGTGATTACTTGCTTTCTCACAAATTGGGGATTCACAGTTGCCTTTGGACTGTTATTCTCCCTATCAGAATACATTGGGCAAAATCAAAATATAAAGGCAAATAGTGTTTATCAATTTGTCAGAAATGTCTTGATGATTATTGCAAAAAAATAAAGAGACTCTCAAATTAACGAGGTCTCTTTTTTTATAAATACTTTTTAGATTAACGAATTATAGGTAAAAAGAATGGCACTCTGGGGAAACAATGATAATGTCGGTTCTGGTGGAACAGTATCTTTAGATTATAGCACTCTTGTTGTAACTGGTAGTGGAACTACCTTTGGAAACGTTGGTGCTGCTAAAACTGGTGATGTAATTAGATTTGGAGCAGCATTTAATACTCACCTTGGAGATGCTGTAATTGTTGGAATTGCAAGCACAACTCAATTATCAATCGCATCAACCGCAGGACTGAGTGGAGCAGCAATTTCTGGAGTGCAGTTTCAAGTTAGTGAATCTCCAAAATTTGCAGTTCTTGATAGTCATCTAAATCAATCCAGTGGTGGAGATACTGAAACTATCACAGTATTAGTTTCTGCAGCAACTACAAATGCCGGTATTGGAACAAATATAGTTTTTGTTAATTCCTTAACTGGAGTAGTTGCAGGAGATACATTTGTAAGTGGTGCAAATAATAGAATTGTTTCAACTGTTGGTGCTACCAGTGTTTCACTTGCATCTACCATTTCTGCTGGAATTGCAACGGCAGCAGTCATCACATTCTCTAGAGTTACTGGTGGTCATGAAACTTCTGTGATTGGTGTTGAGGATGCCGGAACAGAAGCAGCAATATCAACAAAGTTTAAACTATCTCATGCAGGTTGGGTTGGAGTTACAACTTATAGAGATAATGAGGGTAATATCAGAGTTAAGAGTGAAGTTCTTGTTGCGATGTCAGGTATTACTACTGGAAATACTGACTATCCACCCGCAATGTGATATATGATTTTTAATGAATTGAATAGTGATAATTTTCTTCTCTTCGCAGTTAAAAATTATGAAAACCCACAAGCAGTAACAAAAGAAGATTTTGATAAAGATTTAAATCATTTTAAATATATTAAAAGGTTGCTGCGAAAGTATAAGAATGGGGATGAACTAAAAATTCATCTTCTTCTAAACCATTTCATTATTCTTTATAATATTTTTGGTGAGGCAACAACACCGATGTTATTTTTCAAAATTGAAAAGGAACTTTGGTCTTCTATTAAAAGTTTTATTATTTTTCTTGGAAAACTTCCAGAGTATCCAAAATCAGATATTCATAATATTCAGGTTGATTTAGATTGTCTAGAAGAACTTTACAAAATCTATAATGGAAAAAAAGGTACTGAATAAAATAATTTCTATTATTAGAGAAAATATGACAGCAAATGCTCCAGGTTCTCAAGGTGGATTTAGTGGATCTGCAAATCCACAAGGACCTGTTGCTGGACTTGATCCCACAATGAAATCAAAGAAGTTTTTTAAGGGAAAGAGAAAACCTTGGTTAGATTATTTAAAGAATAAATAGTCACAGATGATAATTCATATTTGCAAAGTGCTCCTTATCTAACATATTAACTTTGCTCTTAAAAAAATGTCAGAAGAAATCGTAAAAGTTGCCGTATTAGAACAAAAGTTTGCTGACTTTGCAAATATAGTCAACAAACTTGATGATGCGATTCAAAAAATGAGTGAAGTTAATACGAATGTAATTAAAATGCTTGCAGTTCACGATGAAAAAATTGAGTATGGTCAAAGAACCGATGACTTAATTTTAAAAATGATTGATAACCTTAAAGAAGAAAATCAAAAAGAACATAAAAAAACATCAGATAGAATTGATGATTTGGAAGAACAAGTTGGTGAAATTTCAAAAATCAAATGGATGACTGTTGGTACCGGAGCAGTTCTAACCGTATTAGTAGCACTTTTCGCAAGTTTGGCATCTGGTTGGTTTACTCCAAGTGGAATGGAAGATCATCGTCGTATAGAACAGACTCGTATAAAATAAATAAAAGAGTGTTGGCATTATTTCAGGCCAATGAAAACTCAAAAGAAAACGACAATCTATTCACTTCAAAAACTTACCAATTCAATTGTCAAGTGGACAGCAATCATTACAAGTCTATGTCTTGACAAGATTTGATAATCTGTTATACTAGAAATACCTATAGATTTTTATGGTAGGAGTGTACTGCTATTACAAAGATGATAAACCTGTTTATGTAGGTTGTAGTATCAATTTACCTAGAAGAAAAAATCAACACAAATTAAATAAAAAATTTCTTGATTGTGAGTATAAAATTTTAGAAGAAACTTCAACTGAAGAAATGTATGAAAGAGAGAGATATTGGATTAAAACTTTAAATACTTTTGTAAACGGAGAAAATAAAGTAATTCACAATAACATGGATTTGCCCGAAGTTAGAGAAAAAAACAGTAAAAGGATGAAAGAAAATAATCCTATGAAATCTGGTATGAGTAATAATGGATCTTTTCAAAAAGGAAATATTCCAAAAATAACAAAAGAAAGAAATGAAAAAATAAGACAATCTAAAATAGGAGAGAAAAATCCAAATTTTGGAAATACTGAATCATGGGATCATAATAATAAAAACTTGTTTAAGTGTCCTGTATGTGATAAGATGATGACGAAAGGTAATTTTATTAGATGGGGTCACGGACCTAATTGTAAAAATGGATGTGATTGATGTGAAGTTTATCAATTTGATATCTTCTCGTCTTCAGAAGTTTAAAAGAGTCAAGAATAATCTTTATAACTTTCGTTGTTGTTTATGTGGAGATTCTCAAAAAAACAAAAGTAAGGCACGAGGATATTTGTATCAGGTCAAAAATAATACAAACTTCAAGTGTCATAATTGTGGTATCAATATCTCTTTTAGCAATTTTCTAAAACAAATTGATATAGAGATTCACAAACAATATTCTTTTGAGAAGTTTAAAGAAGGACACACCGGTAAAAACTTTGTGGTTGAAGAACCTAAATTTGAATTTAAGACTCCTGAATTCAAATCAAAGATAGATTTACCAAGAGCATCTGAAAACTCAAGTGCATCTGGATATTTACAAGGTAGAAAATTAAATCCAGATAAGTTTTATTATGCCGAAAAGTTTAAGAAATGGACAAATTCTCTTAAAAAAACCTTTGATGATACGAAGTATGATGAACCAAGAATCATCATTCCAATGTTTTATGAAAAGACTTTAATTGGATTTCAGGGAAGATCACTGGGTATTAATAAGATTAAATATATTACTGTAATGCTCCACGAAGATGCACCAAAAATTTATGGACTTGATGATGTTAAAAAGGACGAAACTGTTTACGTTACTGAAGGACCGTTTGATTCCACATTCCTTTCAAATGCGATTGCTCTGTGCGGAGCTGATGGTGATATTAGTAAGTGGGGGATTTGCGATCCTGTGTGGATCTATGATAATGAACCACGAAATTCTAAAATTCACTTAAGAATCTCAAAGTGCATTGATCGTGGAGAAAAAGTTGTAATCTGGCCCAATAATATTCAGGAAAAAGATATTAATGATATGATTCTTTCTGGACACAACGTTAAGGAAATGATTGAATCAAATACATATGTAGGATTAGAAGCAACACTTAAATTTACTACCTGGAAAAAAATATGAGTAACGGTCTTAAGGTTAAAAAAAGAAGTGGGCACGTTGAGCAAATAGATCTTGATAAGATGCATTTAATGGTTGATGAGGCATGTAAGGGTCTTGCGGGGGTTTCTGCATCACAAGTTGAGATACAGTCTGGAATTCAGTTTTATGATGGAATTACCACTGCCGAAATTCAAGAAATTTTGATTCGTAGTGCAAGTGATTTGATTGATTTAGAACACCCGAACTATCAATTTGTTGCTGCTCGTCTGCTTCTATTTTCAATTCGTAAGCAACTTTATGGAAAGATGCAGGAACTTCCACATCTTGAGAAACATATTATGGACTGCGTTTCCGCAGAAGTTTATGATTCTGATATTTACAATAAATACTCCAAGGAAGATATTGATGCTGTAAATTCATTTATTCGTCATGATCGTGATTATCTGTTTACCTATGCAGGATTGCGTCAGGTAGTTGATAAGTATCTTGTACAGGATCGCAGTGGTGGTGGAGTATATGAGACTCCACAGTTTATGTACGTTATGATCGCACTCACAATATTTGCGGAATATCCCAAAGAAACCAGACTTTCATACGTCAAGAGGTATTATGACGCAATCTCAAGACACAGAATCAACATTCCGACACCAATCATGGCAGGGGTCAGAACCCCCCTTCGTCAATTTGCATCTTGTGTTCTGGTTGATGTTGATGACTCCCTCGATAGTATCTTTAGCAGTGATATGGCTATTGGCAGGTATGTCTCACAAAGGGCTGGTATCGGTATCAACGCAGGCAGAATCCGTGGCATCAACAGTAAAATCCGAGGTGGAGAAGTTCAGCATACAGGTGTTATCCCATTCCTCAAAAAGTTTGAGTCAACTGTTAGGTGCTGCACACAAAACGGGATTCGTGGTGGAAGTGCTACTGTCCACTTTCCAATCTGGCACCAAGAAATAAATGATATATTAGTTCTCAAAAATAACAAAGGTACGGAAGACAATCGTGTTCGTAAGTTAGATTATTCAATTCAGATTAGTAAAATATTTTATGAAAGATTTATTCAAGATGGTGAGATTACGATTTTCTCCCCACACGATGTACCTGGACTATATGATTCTTTCGGAACAGACAAGTTTGATGATTTATACGTTCAATACGAAAATGATTCGTCTGTTCCGTCAAAAAAGATTAAGGCACAAGAACTTATTCTCAGTCTTCTTAAAGAAAGAGCAGAAACGGGCAGAATCTATATTATGAATATAGATCACTGTAATACTCACAGTTCTTTTAAGGATAAGATTGAGATGAGTAATCTTTGTCAAGAAATCACATTACCAACAGTTCCGATTCAGCATATTGATGAGACCACAGGAGAAATTGCATTATGCATTCTTTCTGCTATCAACGTAGGTAAAGTCAAGTCCGATGATGAACTCGAAGAACTCTGTGAACTTTCTGTTCGTGCTCTCGAAGAACTCATTGATTATCAAAAGTATCCGGTCAAGGCAGCAGAAGTTGCTACAAAGGCACGAAGATCTCTTGGAATCGGTTATATTGGTCTGGCACATTATCTTGCTAAACTGGGGTTCAAATACGATTCTCAAGGAGCATGGGATGCAGTTCACGGACTCTCAGAATCCTTTCAATATTTTCTTCTCAAGGCATCAAATAAGATTGCTCAAGAAAAAGGATACTGTGAATCTTTTGGACGCACCAAGTATTCTGATGGTATTCTTCCTATCGATACCTATAAGAAAGATGTGGATGAAATCTCTTCCGTAAAACTTAATCACGATTGGGAAGGACTCAGAGCATCGATTCTGAAACACGGTCTCAGACACTCCACACTGTCCGCACAGATGCCTTCCGAGAGCAGTTCTGTGGTATCTAACGCAACTAATGGTATCGAACCTCCTCGGGGATTTCTGTCCATCAAGAAATCCAAGAAGGGTCCACTGAAACAAATTGTTCCCCAATACGCAACACTTAAAAATAATTATACGTTGCTCTGGGATATGAAAAGTAATGATGGATATATTAAAATTGTTGCGATGATTCAGAAATTTTTTGATCAGGCCATCTCTGGAAACTGGTCTTATAATCCAGAAAATTATCCAGATAATGAAGTGCCAGTTTCAATAATGGCAAATGATTTTCTGACTACATACAAGTATGGGTGGAAAACTTCTTACTATCAGAATACCTATGACATTAAAACTGATGAAGTGATAGAAGAAAAGAAACCCAGTTTAAATGACCTAATTCATGAGTTAAGCAAAGTAGAGGAGGGAGAGTGTGAATCTTGTACAATCTAAAGTTTCTTCCACGGAGAACAAGATGCAAGTCAAAGGCATGACTGTTTTCAACACAGAACAAGTCAACAACAAAAAACAACCAATGTTTTTTGGAAAACCTTTGGGAATTCAACGTTATGATTCTTATAAGTATCCAATCTTTGATAAGTTAACAACTCAGCAACTAGGGTATTTTTGGAGACCTGAAGAGGTTTCCTTGCAAAAGGATCGAGGTGATTATCAAACGTTAAGAGACGAACAAAAACATATCTACACATCTAATTTGAAGTATCAAATTATGCTAGATAGTGTACAGGGTCGTGGTCCCGGATTAGCATTTCTTCCATATTGTTCTTTACCGGAACTGGAAGCATGTATGACTGTCTGGGAGTTCATGGAGATGATTCATAGTCGTTCTTATACGTACATAATCAAAAACATATACTCAGATCCATCTGAAGTGTTTGATACAATTATTACTGATGAGCGCATTCTTGAACGCGCTAAGAGTGTTACAGAATCATATGATGATTTCATAACCGCAGCACAGAATTATGGATCATCCGATCAATGGATGTATCAACTCGAAAACGTTCCTCTCGCAAAAGATACACTCAATGATGTCAAAAGAAAGTTGTACAGAGCAATTGCAAATGTTAACATTCTTGAGGGAATTCGGTTTTACGTTAGTTTTGCTTGTAGTTTCGCCTTTGGCGAACTTAAGCTTATGGAAGGATCAGCTAAAATCATTAGCCTTATCGCAAGAGACGAAAATCAACATCTAGCACTTACTCAAAATATTATGAATAAGTGGAGAGAAGGTGATGATCCCGAAATGCAACAGATTGCAAAGGAAGAAGAAGAGTGGGTTTATGCAATGTTTGATCGTGCTGTCAACGAAGAGAAAAGATGGGCTGACTATCTTTTCAAGAATGGTAGTATGATCGGATTAAACGATAAACTTCTTCAGCAATATGTTGAGTGGATTGCAAATCGCAGACTCAAGGCAATAGGATTAAAACCACAATATGATATCGCAGCAAACAATAACCCACTTCCTTGGACTCAGCACTGGATTTCCTCTAAAGGTCTTCAGGTGGCACCCCAGGAAACGGAAGTTGAAAGTTATGTGGTTGGTGGAATCAAACAAGATGTGAAAAAAGACACATTCAGCGGTTTCAAACTTTAATATCAAGTATAGATAGGGGAGTAATCAACACTCCCCTTTTTTATGCCAAGAAATGAAATGAGTAAAGACGAACTCAAAGTTCGTGTATTGAAATTAAAACATAAGTTATATGAAGATCAAGTAAATCAACTTATTACGAATCCCAAGGTTCTGGCTCATAAATATTTGGACGAAGTTCTTAACATTATTGATGAGTATAGGTATTAAATTAAAAATATAATACCCTCCTCTAATTGTTTCTTATATTTTTGAAATCCCACTTTATTGTCTTTCATCCATTCAGTTACACTTTTCCAAGTTTTAGTTCCATCACTAATCTTATGTCTCCTGGAATTTAAAAGTTTATTTTTATGCTCTTCTGATAGTTTTGTTCCATACATAGGATTTCCTTCACCAGAATACATTTCACTCAATTTTTGTCTAACATCTGGTCTTTTAGCAGGATTGTTATCGCCAGTCATAAGTTTTCGTTTATCTTCTCTATACTTATCATTTCTCAAAACAACCTCATAAATTCCTGCTCTTTCGCTTACAAAAAATCTACCCTCAATATTTGTGTTATAATAATCATCAGTCATTAGAACATCTCTTTTGAATTGTTCCATAGTTTCATAATAAGACATAGATTTTTTATGAGGGCATAAGTAAAGTATTTCTCTTAAGAATTTATCTCCTCCTAAAAGTTTTACATCTTCATTTAATTCATCACAGGAACCAAAATAATTTTTCCAATCACTTTCTTTTGTTTTTCTGCGACCAGTTTTTTTATCTTTTCTTCTTGACCAAAAAGATTTTTTACCAATATATTTTCTATCATTTGTTAAATTTGTTATCAGATAAACAAATCCTTCTATGCCTTTAGGAGCATCTATAAAATCTTCGTCGTTATATTTCCAAGTCATAGAAATACTTTCTTCCATTAAAATTATTTATACTGAAAATGTTTTTAAAATTTATTAAAAAAATCCTAAAGCACTTGACGGAAGAATCAAGTGCTCCTATAGTGATAGAGGAAACTTCCAAAGACATTATTATGGAAACACAGATTGAACCCATCGTGCAGGTTCGTGACTGGGCAATTGAACGAATCCGAACAGCAGAGGATTATGATACTGCCCGTGCCATCGCAGGTGAATTTGAGGAATGGTTAGATCTTGAGGGTCAAGATGAGATTTCTTATATTTGCCTGGAAGATGATAGCACCTTTGGAGATCAGGAAATTGATGTTCGGTAAACCAGATTCTTGACAAAACCTAAATAATAAAATATAATGCTTAAGCAATCCTTAAAAAGATTGCTTTTTTATTATGAGATTTTGACGTGACAACCTAGAGCCGTGGAAGATGCCCTTCGAGAGAGGTGGTATACCCCTCTTCTATACGGATGCCGAATTCTATTAAACTTAATGCTATTTTCAACAATTACACTCCTTTCAGTTTTAACTGCGTTTAATTCACCACTACTAATACCAGTGAGTGATCCACCAGTTCCTGAGAAAGAAAGTTTAGAACTTACTGTTCAAGAACTTCCAAATCAGAAAGACACCAAATCTGAAAAACTAAACATTACAGAAACGAAGGTCGAAAATAAAGAAAAGATTTGGATATGTAAGGGGTGTAATCAAACAGAAACTTATGCTTTGAATTTCTTGCAAAAACAAGGAATCAAAGATAAGAATGCCCTTGCCACCATTATGGGAAACATAAAACAGGAATCTGGATTTGTTCCCAATATTTGTGAAGGTGGTGCAAGAATAAAATATGAGTCTTGTAGATCCGGTGGATTTGGAATTATCCAATTTACAGATGCAGCAAGATATGATGGTTTAGGTAAATTTGCTTATCATACTGGAGGAAATCCATCTTCAATTGATACCCAACTTAAATATATGTTACATGAAGTTGATTGGAAAATGATTGAACCAAGAATGAAAACTCCTGGCAAATCTATTAACCAGTATATGTATTATGCTAGTAAGTGGATTCGTTGGGGCCATCATGGTGCAAGAACTGATTTTGCTTATAATTATTCTCGTAAATTAATTCTTACTGAAGTGAGTTCCTAAATACATACACCTGACTTGTGTGGTAACTTTTCAGGTAAGACTTGGAGCATCGTAAGGTGCTCTTTTTCTTGTATAAATAGTAATACCACACAAGTTAGAGTATTA